TTGAGGTCGAGAGTTCGAGACTCTTTTCCCGCTCCAGTTTTGAAAGGGAAGCTTCGGCTTCCCTTTTCCATTTCTGCGGTTCAAGGGGAAATCGCAGCATGCGCAATGGCTTGCGCATGCGCGTGGCCGGGGGTACGCTGCGATCAAGTGCAGGGACCGTGCGGCCCAGCCCCGATGGTGAAATTGGTAGACACTGCGGACTTAAAATCCGCCGCTTCCTGCAAAGGGGCGTGCCGGTTCGACCCCGGCTCGGGGCACCATCCTACCTTGCACCGCAGTGCAACAGGCGCACAATCTCAAACAAAACAAAGGCTTGCGCGCCTGCGCGGCGTGCTAAAGTGCGCCGCGTGCACGCATTTGCACGGCGCCCGCCCCCAAATTTTCCCCACAATCCCAGCAATAAAAAACCGATGCGCATAGAATAGGCGAGCCCACAATGGATTGCAGTCCATTGCGGGCTCTAACCACTTAGCGAAGGGACCGCTTTATGGCTTCTGCCGATCTTACCGCCGACATTGCGCGGGAATACCTATCCTACGACCAGAGCACCGGAGAACTTCGGTGGAGATTCGATCATTGGGGTAGGAAAACTGGAGAATTGGCTGGTGGGCTTCACAAAAGCACTGGATATATGCGTGTAAGTCTGCTGGGGAAAAAAATCAGTGCGCACCGCCTCATATGGCTCATGGTTCATGATGAATGGCCGCCTATGCTCGACCACATCAACGGTATCCGCACTGACAATAGGCTGGAGAATCTTCGTGTAACTGATTCACTCCTCAATAGCCAGAATAGGAGAGCGCCTTCTGTTGGATCGAGCGCTTCTTTGCTTGGGGCGCAGATGCACAAAGCTAGTGGACTATGGAAGTCCACAATCCGCAGCGGAGAAAAGAAGATCAGCCTTGGTCTATTCGCCACGCAAGAAGAGGCGCATGCAGCCTATGTTCAGGCTAAGCGCATCCTTCATAAGGGAAACACGCTGTAGCCGAATGGCCACCCCCAAGCAGACATCAGCGGGCACCTGGCGCGTGCAGATCGAGGTGCGCGGGCAGCGCGATGCTGGCACACACCCCACCAAGCGCGCTGCGCTGGAGTGGGCGGCGCGGCGGCGCATGGAGTTGCTGGCGGCGGGCGACGGGCGCACGGGCGAGATCAAGACGCTGCAGGATGCGCTTGACCGCTACGGGCGCGAGGTGTCGCCCTCGAAGCGGGGCGAGGTCAAAGAGCTGCTGCGCCTGCGGGCCTTCCCCAAGCAGGCGGACTTTCCGGCGCGGATGCGGCTGGCTGACCTGCAGCCGTCGCACCTGGCCGCGTGGCGTGATGGGCGGCTGGCTGTCAATGCGCGGGGCGCTGTGCTGCGTGACATGACGCTGGTGTCGCATGTGCTGGAGGTGGCGCGGCGCGAGTGGCGTTGGATTGCCAGCAACCCCATGGCGGACGTGCGGCGGCCGGCAGAGCCTGACCACCGCGAGCGGATCATTCAGCCTAGCGAGGTGCGGCGCATGCTGCGCGCGATGGGGTGGCGCGGCCGGGCGCCTGTGCGCAGCGTGGCCCAGGCGGTGGGGTGGTGCTTTGTGCTGGCCCTGCAGACGGGCATGCGGGCGGGCGAGCTGTGCGGGCTGCGCTGGCAGGACGTGCGCGGCGACTTTGTGGTGCTGCACGCGGGCGAGACAAAGACCGGCAAGGGGCGCGAGGTGCCGCTATCGCCCACGGCGCAGCGCAGCATTGCGGCCCTGCGCGGGTGGGATGAGGCGCTGGTGTTTGGCCTGCGGGCGCAGACGTTGGATGCCATGTTTCGCAAGTACCGGGGCCGGGCCGGGTTGGAGGGGTTCACTTTTCACGATGCCCGCCACACCGCAGCCACGCGCCTGGCGCCGGTGGTGGATGTGCTCACGCTGTGCAAGATTTTTGGGTGGTCCAGCGCCACCCGCGCCCTGGTGTACTACAACCCCACCGGGCGCGAGCTGGCGCGGCGCATCAGTGGTGTTGGCTCTGCTCCCACTCCACAATCTCGCTGAGCAGCCAGCGCCCATCGCTGGCCGGGCGCGGAAAGCGCGGGTCTTGCTGCAGCCGAATGCGCAGCGTGTTGCGGTGGATGCCCAGCCGCTGCGCGAGCTGCTCGCGCGTCAGCCGGGTGCCCAGGGCCTGGGCCAGCAGTTGCATGGCGCTGGCCATTTTGTCCAGGCGGTCGAGTAGTGCGGCTTCGGTCACTTTTGGGTCTCCGTGTCTGGGGTGTCGTCAAAGTCTGGAACCGGCTCGCGCCGGTCGCGGCGGGTGCGGGCGCGGCGGCTCATGGCAGCAGCCCTGCCCACGGGCTTGTCCGCGCCACTGGCTGAGTCCGTCCCAGCAGGGTGCGCGGCTTCGATGGCCTGCGCTGCGGCTTTCTCTCGCGGTACTCCCGAGACAATTCAAGGTATCGCTCGCTGCTGCCGGTGTACGTAGCCTTGTAGCTGTCGTCGTAGCTGACCTCCAGCCGCCCGTCCAACGCCGCCCTGCGCAGTAGCTTGGATGCGGCGGCTTCTTTGATGCGGTAGCGCTCGGCGAACTCGATGACTGTCAGGCGCATGGCTGGCCCCCTTTAATGCCGTGTGCGGCTTCGATGGCTCTGACAATCTGGCGGCACGTTCCCAAGAACACGCCGTCATCCTGAAGATCTTTGATCTGCTCATCTGTCAGCGGCTCTCGCTCCACGGGCTGAGGTGCTGCGAACAAAGGACGCATCCCAGATGAGTGCTCTGTTGTCGAGGGGTCATGCCAAGTCCCATCGTCGTACTTAAAGGCCCAAGCCACTGGCTCCACCCCCACAGAGGCGGGAGTGCCCCACTTGGCAAGGACTGCGCGCATGATTGCTCGCTCAAAATGAGGTTGCATGTCCTGTGGGTAGATGCGTGTCCGGTAGTGCGTAATCACTGCATCTAGTTCTTTATTTGTCGGCTCAGTCATGGTTTGCTCCTTGCTTGCGGGCAGCGTCAACGGCGGCATCTAGTTCCTCCGCACGCAAGCCGTTGCCGATACCGTTAATCACGCTCCAATGCTGGCCTCGGCGCACCAGCCGATACCTCGCAGCATCCCCCCGCGCTGCGTGCAACTGCGCATTGAGCGACTCAATCTCCAGCCTTGCTGCGGCGTAGCCCATGCGAAGTAGCTGCACGTCGCTCCCGGCGTCGCCCAAGTCCTCGTAGGTCTTGAGCTTTGCGCGCAGGGTTTCGAGTTCGGCGTGTTGGCGGCGCAGTTCGGCTGCGGCTTCGTCACGTAGTGAGCCTTTCGCCCCGGTCTTCTCAATCAACGCAGCCAGGCGCAGCGCCTCGGGTTGTTTGTCTGTCATGGCTAAATCCTCATAGGGCACTTTCCGCCCACGAAAACGGGCGGCTCCATGTGCGTCTGGTTGGCTGGTGCGCCCGGCTCGCGTCTGCGGCAGCGCACGCACTCGCTGTGGCCTGCGTTGCTGGTGATGCGCACGCTGGCGATGCTGCCCAGCGGGCGGTGGGTGATGCGCCCGGGGCAGCGGGCTACGTCGTATGGCAGGGTCACGACTCCCCCCTCTTCACCTGATCCTCTGCCACTGCCACAAGCGCATCCCCGACGCGGGCCAGAAGCCCGTTCAGATGCGCTTCGCTGTCGTCGTCGCCGGGTAGCTTCAGCAGTGCTTCAATCACTGGCAGGCACTCGCGCAGCAGCGAGCACAGCACCATGCGCTGGCCCTTGAGCCGGAAGAAGTCACCGAATTGAGGGGATTCAACTAGCCGCACAGCCCGGTGCGGCCCATTGCGCGGCCATTCCCTGTCGGCTTTTCGTGCTTCGGCTTCGGCGTCTTCTCGGTCAACGCACAGTGTTGCTGCGCCGTCCTGTGTGACCATGTACCAGCGGCCAACCATTTCGAGGGGATGCTCGGTATGGTCTGCGGCCAGCGCATCCCCCTGCGCTGAGGGCGAGGGCTGGGGTGCTTTCAAGATTTCCCTGAGCATCGCTTGTGCCGCTCGATCATCCTGATCCGCAATGGCTTCGCTGATGGCTACAAGCCTGTCGCGCAAGTCATCACTTAGCGCCACCGCAGCCGATGGGGAGGGCTGGGGTGCGTGTAGCGCTGCTGGAATTCGCTCAAGGCGTTGCAACTGCTCTACGCCAGCTTTCTCGCAATAGTGGCAGTGATCGGCGCTGCGACAGTTCAATGTATCGCGCCCAAAGCCAGTCTGCTCTGCAGGCCAATGCAGCCACAGCGCATGGCACTTTGGGCAGGTGTACGGAGTGACTGGCCGCACCTCCGCTTGCTGGGTGGCTGCTTCAAACTGCTTCCAAGCCCGATCAACAGCAGGCTTGTGTAGCGCGGTGATGCGCTCGCGCACCTCTTCCAGAGCATCCGCCCGCCCGTAAGCGCTCGACCATTCGGCTCGGTCAGTGCCGAGCACCTCATCAAGCAGGGCGTCGATAAAGTCGTCCGCATCATCGCGCTCGCGCAATGCCTCTTCCAACGCCTTCTCGTAGCTCGCCCCGGCTGGTGCTGGCTGCTGGGTGCGGAGAGCGGCAATCGCTGCATCAGAGCAGTCACGTCCGAAGGCGAGCATCTGAGCGCCGCTGTACGCGTCCCAGTCAAGACCGGCGGTTCCAGCGGGCGCTTCCGGCTTCGGGCGTTGTGGTAGCAGCAAGAAGAATCCATCGGCCGCGCCCTGCTGGGTGCTCATGCAGTCCCGAATGACCTGTGCCTCAAGCTCTTGATAGCAGGCGTGAAGGCGTTGGAATTCAGCGGCGTGGTCTTCGTAGCGTACCCATGAACCCGATGCGTCCGGGATGCCGCTGGGGGTACTGGAGCGCACGCCCCATTCGTCGGAGCGGTAGCCGATTTTGTAGCGCTGGATTGCCGCGCCGCTGATGGTGATTGTGGTCATTAGGGTTCCTTCACTTTCCTGGCAGGGCACTGCCGGGTATGGATGCTGCAAGCATCCCAAACTGGGCCGCGTTGATTTGTTTTGCTGCGTGCAACTTCGCCTGGAGCGACTCAATCTCCAGCCGCGCTGCGGCGTAGCCCATGCGAAGTAGCTGCACGTCGCTACCTGCGTCGCCAAGGTCTTCGTAGGTCTTGAGCTTTGCGCCCAGGGTTTCGAGTTCGGCGTACTGGCGCCGGAGTTCGGCGGCGGCGTCATCCGCAATGCCTTGGCATCTTGCTGTGAGCGATGAGCCGTCGTGACTTTCGAGGGAGTCTTCCAACTCATCTGCCAGTCGCAGCGCTTCGGGTTGGTTTTTGTTTGTCACGACTCACCCCCCTTCACCTTATCCTCTGCAATCGCATCAAGCGCATCACCGACGCGGGCCATCAGTCCGTTCAGATGCGCGTCGCTGTCATCGTCGCCGGGAATCTGCATCAGCGCATCAATCACCGGCAGGCACTCGCGCAGCAGCGAGCACAGCACCATGCGCTGGCCTTTTAGCCGGAAGAAGTCACCGAATTGAGGGGATTCAACAAGCCGCACAGCCCGGTGCGGCCCATTGCGCGGCCATTCCCTGTCGGCTTTTCGTGCCTCGGCTTCGGCGTCGGCGCGGTCAGTGCACAGCGTCGCCATGCCGTCCCGGTTGACCATGTACCAGCGGCCCACCATTTCGAGGTGCTGCTCGGCATGGTCTGCGGTGCGAATGTCTGGTTTTTGTGTGTTCATGGTTTTTTCATTCAAATTGGGCTCAAGCGCTTACGGCGCCTGCGCTGCCAGCTATGGTTTTTGATGTTGTCATGCCGCGCGCCTTTCCTGCTGCTGCACCTCGGCGTAGTTCGCTGCCACCAGGGCGCGGGCCAGGGGTGGGCAAACCGAGTTTCCGCACATGCGCACCTGGGCGGTTTTGGTGATGGGCTCGCCTGCGGCGCCGCGGTCGATGCGGTAGCTTTCGGGGAAGCCCTGGGCGCGGTACAGCTCGCGGGGGGTGAGCATGCGCAGGCCAATGTCCACGATGGCGTAGGGTTCGCCGTGCACCAGCACCAGGCCAAAGCGGTCTTTGGTGGTGACGGTGTGCAGCGGCTCGCGCAGGGCGGGGTCTTGGTCGGTGCCGTAATACTTGACCAGGAAGGCGCGCACCTCGCCATGGTGCGTGCCCTGGGCGCTGATGGTGTGCACGGGGTCGGTGGCCGGGGCGCCCACGTTGTCGCCGCGCAGCTTGACCATGTGGCTGGTGACCAGGCCCGCCGCCGCACCCTGCGCCGTGACGGTGTTCAGGGGCTGCTCTACGCTGCGGATGCCGTGGCTGAAACGCTTGGTGCCGCACGCGCCTTCGCCGTGGCCCATGTGCACCAGGTGCGCGGCCACCAGGCTGTGGTGGTCTACCGTGGTGGCCGTGCCCATGGGGGCGGCAAGGCTGCTGCCGACCACACCGGTGTAGTGCTTGGCGAGGAAGGCGGTGACCAGTGCGTGTTTTTTCCCGGCAACTACGGTGCCCAGGGGCTTTTCCAGCCCGGGCACGCTGGGCGATTGGCCGGGGCGTTCGCCGTAGCCGGTCTGGATGAGGGTGGATGCACTGAGCGCCGTGGAGCCTGGCATTTCAGACAGGGCCCGTCTCGCGCGGGCTCGATTTTCCACGGTGCCGGGTGGCTCGCTTGCGGCGAGTGGTTCCCCGAATTCCCCTGACGGTGCACCCGAAACATTGTATTGGCTTGTGGCGACAACAAACGGCGCCTTCGCATCCACCACATACCGCATGATCCCCTTGGCAATGCGCCTGCAGGTGGCATCGGCCAGGGGCTTGGTGCGCTCAAAAATGCTGGGCGCTGGCACTGTCCAGTCGATGCAGTCTGCGGCGGTGCGCCAGGGCTTCATGCCTGCGGGCACCTTGCCGCGTGCGTCGGGCTGGGCGTGGGTGGGGCTGGGCCACACGATGGGCTGGCCGTCGCACCGCGCCACCAAAAACAGGCGCTTGCGGCTGGTGGGTGCGCCGTAGTCGCAGGCGCGCAGCTCGCGGTGTTCTACCTGGTAGCCGAGGTTTTGCAGTTGCTTCTTCCACAAGGCAAAGGTCTGGCCCTTGCGCTGCGGGCAGGGGCGGCCGTCGTCTGCCAGTGGCCCCCAGGTCTGGAATTCTTCGACGTTCTCCAGGCAGATGACGCGTGGGCGCACGGCTTTGGCCCACTTCACCACTACCCAGGCCAGGCTGCGGATTTTCTTGCTAACGGGCTTGCCGCCTTTGGCCTTGCTGAAGTGCTTGCAGTCTGGCGACGCCCACAGCAGGCCCACGGGCTGGCCGTCGGTCACGATCAGCGGGTCTACCTCGAAGACGTCGCTGCAAAAGTGGCGGGTTTGCGGGTGGTTGGCTGTGTGCAGGCTCACGGCCTCGGTGTCGTGGTTGACGGCCACGTCCACATGGCGGCCGATGGCTTGCTCGATTCCGGTGCTGGCGCCGCCGCCGCCGGCGAACAGGTCTACGACCAGCTCGGGGTGCGTGGGGAGGATGTATTGGGGGGTTAGCATGGGCGTGTGCTCCTGAACTCGACTACCCACACCCAGGGGTTTGCGTCCCAGCTGCCGGGGCCGTTTATGGATTCCCAGAGGTCTTGATACGCCTGTAGCGCTGTAGCCATCTGTTTCATGCCACTTGTCTGGTGCGGGCCGCCCCAGAAATGGCCGTTATGGTTCTGGGTGCAGCCCTCCGCAAGCGCATCCGCTTCGCTGATGTCCTGCAGGCGCTCCACGCGCACGCCTGTCACCTCCAGGGTGATGCGGCTGGCCTCCCTCGGCATGTGGATGCTGGGCTTCCATGGCGTGTTGGCTTCCCAGCCATCTGCATCGCACCAGCCTATGTCCGTTTCATCGGCCCGATACCACGTCTTGATAGGGATTTGCTTTCCGTCGCTGTCGAACCGCTTAATGCGGTCGGTGACGGGGTCGTGGTCCCAGCCTTGAACGAAAGTCTCCCGGACCCAAAGCCGGTCGCCGGGCTGGCCGTAGGGACAGGCCAGCCACGAATCAGCATTGCGCTCGCCGTCATGCATCCAAGGCCACGGGGTGCCGTCGTCGCGTTCTTCGATTTGGTGATGGGGTTTCATCTTCACCACCCGCCGCGTCTGCGTCTTCGTGCCAGCCAGCAGCGCACGCACCATGGCGCCGTTGAAAAGTATTGGTCGTTCTTTCATGCTGTCCCCTCAAATCGCCATCACATGCACCCCATCGGGCAGGTGATCAATGCGGCCAAAAATCTCGCGGATGCGCTTTTCTGTCGTGCGGTGGCAGCGCACCATGGTGCGGGCGGGCAGGCATTCCAGGGCGGCTTGGTAGTCTTCGAGCACGGCGCGCACGGCTTGCAGGCCGGGGCCGTCCAGGCGCATGGGCTGGCCGTTGAATGCGCGCTCGCCTGCCTTGCCCATGGCGGTGATGGCGTCGAGCAGCAGGCCGCTGGTGTCGCCCACTTCCACGGGCTGGCCGTCGCAGCCGCGCCAGTGGCTGGCAATGGTTTTGCCGGTGGTGGCGTCTTTCACCGGGGCTTCGCCGCACAGCACCAGGGTTTCGAGCAGGTTGACCGCATCGCTGATGACGCGCCAGGCGTTGTTGCCGGGCTTGGGGGCGTGCATCATTTCACTCAAAGCATCGGCCATGCGCGTGAGCTGGTGGCGGCGGGTGTGCGCGGGCATGGGGGCGCTGTCGCTGGCGAACAGTTCGTGCACCAGGCTGTAGTGGGTTTTGGGTGGGCGGCGTTTGCGGGTCATGGTTGGTCTTCGGTGGCCTTGGCGATGGCTGCGCGGGCTTTCTTTAGAACCGAATGCCCGTAGTTCAATGACGCGCCTGTTCGCTCAATGGTTGGGATGTAGTCGGCCAATGCGTTTTCTGCTTCTTCCAGAGCCTCCAGCAGCTCAGGCGCTGCAGCGATCAGGCGGGCATTGGCTTTGAACATGTCGTGGTACGCCTTCGCTCCGCCCTTGCCTTCGTAATGGGCTATGCAGATTGATTGGCGGCCTTGTTTGCAGTGCCCCCCTCCTACGGTGTGCTCTGAATAGATGCCGTACCGGCCGAAGTGCGGCTTTCCCGTAAACCACGGCCCCGGGGTGTGTGCTGTCGCGCTCATGCCACCCCCTCCACCCGCCCATCGCGATAGACCCGCCGGTCAAACCGGCGGCTGGGCAGGGCAAAGGCGTCCATGGCGCCGGGGCGGCCGTCGAAGGGGCGCAGCTCGGGGCAGGTGTAGGGCGCGCCGCGCATCACGCTGTTGCAGATGATGGCCCGGGCCGTGGCGCCCATGGCCGGGATGGGTGCGGGGCCGTAGGGCGTGGCGGTGGCCATGATGTCTTGCAGGCCTGCGCCGGGCTTTGGGCGGGCGGTGCGGTGGATGTGGGCCGACTCGGGGTTGGCCTTGCGTGCGCGGTTGTCTTCTTTGTACAGACGGATGCGGTTGGCCCGGCCCGACAGGCTGAGCACGGGGCGGCCAATGAGGTCTGCCAGGGCCTGGTCTTCCATCAGGCCGAAGTGCTGACGCAGCAAGGCGTCTTCTTCGGGGCGCCAGGCGTTGCGGTTGGGGTTGTTGTTGAAGGTCATGGCTTAGGCTGGGGTGGTGGCGGGGATGGCGGTGAAGGCTTGCAGGCGGGCCGCGTCCAGTCGCGCAAAGCGCACGATGAATGCGTCGCGCCAGTGGTGCCAGGGGTGGGCCTCGCGCTCGGGGGTGTTCAGCCGCAGCTTGGCGGGGGGCACTTCGTTGCCGGGGGTGTCGAGCACGGGCCAGGGCATGCAGGCTTCGTGCGCAAAGGGCAGCAGGTCGCGCCGCTCGGTGGCCAGGGCCACGAGGTCGGCGCGCTTGATGGCGGCGCGGTGGGCGGTGTGCGCGGCGCGGATCTGGAAGGCCTCGCGCACCAGCAGGGCCTGGGTGTTCTCGAAGGCCATCCACGCCACACCCAGCACCTGTTTGACGGGCGTGGCGGCGTCGCCGCAAAAGGCCTCGTGTGCGTCGTGCAGCAGGGCGGCCATTTGGGCGTGGCAGTCAAACCCTGCGGCCTGCACCAGGTCGCACACCAGCAGGCTGTGCTCTGCCACGCTGTAGGGGCGGGCGGCGTGGCCGGTGTAGCGGTTGATCTGCGCCAGGGCGTGGGCGATTTCTTCAATCTGCGGGGTGTTGCCGGGGCGCAGGGCTGAGCACGCGCCCAGGTGGTGCTCGCGGCCGGTGGCGGTGAGGAGCCAGGTCATGCGCTCAGCCCCCGGTGGCTGCGGTAATCACCGTTTCGGCGTAATCCATGGCGGCGGCTTCTTCGTCGCTTACCTCGCATGCGTTGAGGTGGATGAGTAGCCCCCTGACGGCCTCCAGCAGGTTGTGAGACTGTGCGATCAGGCGTGCATTGGCGCACTGTTCTTCGTAGCTGCGGCCTTCTTGCCCGAATGTTTCGGGGTTGCAGCTGCAAATGTCTGGCGTGTCGTCGTCTTCGTGTTCAACCATCGCGCCCACTGCAAACCACCCGGGGCGCGTTGGCACTCCTTTGGCGCCGCTGTGGCGGATGGGCAGTGGCCCTGCCTGTTTGGTGATGGCCACAGGGCATGCAAGCCAGGCCAGCACCTCGTGTTCGCGCCAGGCTACTGCGCGCGCGGACAACTGGACAGACAGCGGGAACCGTCCATTGCGCATGCCTGCATAAATCGAGCTGCGCTTGAGGCCCGTCATGCTCTCGACCTGGGGGAGGCGCAAAAGGCGGCTCGTTTGTGTTGCGGTGGTGGTTGTCATGCGTGGCTTTCTTGGGTTGCGTTCCGGTGTTGAATGAGCGCCAGCACGGCCGATTCGGGTTTTGGCCCGTTGGTGCGAAGGTGGTGGATGACTGCCTGGCGGGCGCGTTCGCAGTCGCTTGTTGCGACCTGAAATCGCGCCAGCTTGCCGCCATTGACCCGCACGAATACGGGCGTTTCTTGTGGGGTGCTCATGCCTTGCCCGCCCCGCCTGCTGCGGCCTCAGCGCCCAGCGCGGCATAGGCTGCGCCGTCGAGGTAGTCGTCTGGGTTGTAGCGGCCATTGCGCGCGGTGTTGGCTGCGCGCACCAGCTTCAAGGTCTGCATAAAGGCCCAGCCCTGGCGCTCCGTCAACGCGGTGCCCTCGATGGAATTGAACGCGGCCACGGTGGCGGCCATGCTGCGCTCTTGCGCCTGGCCGTCCTGGCTGGTGTCGCGCTCTTGCCCGCGCTGCAGGATGGTGGCGGCGGCGCTGTGCAGCATGCGCACGGGCAGTGGTTGCACCAGGGTGGGCGTTGCCGCTTGCGGTGTGCTGGCGGGCAGCGAGCGGGCGATGGCGGTGCGGATGGGGCGTTTGGTGGTCATGTCGTGCTGGTGGTGGGTGGGTGGATTCATGCGGCCACGCTGGCCGGTTGCTCTTGGTTTGATAGCTGTTCGCGCACGGCTGGCGGGCGTTTTGGTTCTATTTCGATGGAAATCACGCGCGCATGTATCTCGGGTGCGCCGCCCTGGCCCTGGTAGGCGCGGGCGCGCTCCAGGTGCACGCGCAGCACGGCGCCGGGCTCCAGCAGGTGCTGGTGCTGGGCATGCCAGGCGCGGGCCGCGTCGCCCACCCAGCGCACGCGCCATGGTTCGGCTTCGCGCGGGCCCAGGCGGTCGAACACCAGCAGGGTCAGGCGCCACGCACCATCGGGCGCCGTGTCCACCACGGGCCGGGTGCGGCTGAGGTATCCGGTTCCAGTGGTATTGAACATGGCGGGCCTTGCTGCGTGGTGGCGCTTACTGCGCCTTGGTGTACTGCCCCACCAGCACGGGGATGGTGGCGAGGTCGATGGCGTCGCGCACCAGCCCGCACAGCTCTTCGGCCATTTCTTCGGCGTGCTCTTCGGCCTTGAGGATGCGCAGCATCAGGCGGGGCGTTTTCTCGCCCGTCAGCACGCCCAGGCGCAGCACAAAGGTGCGGCTTTGCAGGTCTGCGTAGGGCCTGCAGGCGAAGTAAACGCGGGTGGGGATGGGCTCTTTGCTGCTGGCCGTCACGCTCTCGAAGGCCGAGCGGGTGGCGCTGAGCGATTGCTCTTCGCTCTCCACCTTTGCCAGCGCCTCGATGGTGATGCGGCGCACGGCTGCCACGGCTTGCTTGGGGGTGACTTGCGCGTCGTCGGTGTAAAACTCCAGCTCGCCCGCCCAGTCTTCAAAAAACTCTGCCGCCTGCTGCTGGGTGATGGCGCTGCGCGTGATGGTCAGCAGCGCCTGGTATGCCGCCGTTTTGATGGGCGTGAGCTTGGCCAGGTTGTCCGCGTGGCCGGGCACGTCTGGCGTGCCCAGGTTCAGCACCGCCGTGGCCTGCATGTCGGTGGCGTTGATGAACACGCAGGCGCCGTCTTCGGCGTGGGCGGTGGTGTAGCGGGCGAAGGGGTCCACAAACGGAGTGTTCATGCTGCCGCGCGCATGGCGGCGGTAGGGCATGGCGTGCTCCAGGTCGTGCACCTTCATGCTGTCGGGCAGGGCCACCAGGCCTTCTTGGTCTTGAATGGCTGCGGCCATGGCTTTGCTGGCGGCGGTAATCTCCTGGCCGCTTTCAAGGGCCTCAATGAAGGCGTCGGGCACCGTCATGGCGGGGCTGAAAATGGCGTGCGCCATGTCTTGCGCTTCGATGCTGGTGGTGGTGCTGTTGGTGTCGCTCATGGGTTCTTTCGGTGGGTGGGTGGTGGTTGGGGTGGGTGCTGCTGCGTGGCTGGTGCGGCATCAACCCACGGTGGGCTCGCCCTTGCGGTCGAGAAATGCCATCTGGTTGGGCGGTGCCAGCGACAGCACGCCAAACTTGCCTACGTGCAGCGCGGTTTTGCGGGTGACCTCTTCGCCTGCCTTGCCGTCCATGGTGGGGCGGCTGAACTTGCAGGTGTGCTTGCACAGCACCTGGTGCGTGCCGGGAATCTTCTCGAACGAAAACTTCACGGTCACCTCGCCCGTCTTCTCGTTGTCAATCACGCCGGCAGCCACTTGGCTGAGTGCGGCAGAAAGCATGCGGTCGAACTGGCCGCCGTCCAGATCGGTGATGAACTCGCCCACGTCGGTGGTCGATGCGGTGGTGGATGCGCTGGTAGGTGCTTGGGACATGGTGAAAATCTCCTGTGGGAGGGTTGGGGAAACTATTAAATTGATAGCTACTAGCGCTTGCCCATCAAGCGCTAATGGCCGTTTTGACCAAAAAAACCACCCCGGCCACGCACACCAGCAGCACCAGGGCGATGCCCGCCAGTTCGGCGCGGGTGGGTGGGGCGTCTGCCAGGTGGTGGCCCAGCGCGCCGAGGGGCTCGGGCAGCTCGCAGGCGGTGGGGCAAGGGCAGGGCGCGCGGCCTTGCTGGCACTGGTCGGCGCTGCAAATGCGGTGTGAGCGGCGCGGCGCGGGCATGCAGCCGTTGCATGGCTGGGCGTGGTGCTGGCGGACGCCCAAGGCGTCGCAGGTGCGGGGCGCTGTCATCGCAGCCACCCCAGCAACACCGCCAGCCCCAGGCCGTTGACGATGCCCACGGCCATGCCGCTGTACCAGCCTGCGGCCCATTCGCGCTGGGCGGCTTGTTCCACCACGGGCAGGGTGGTGGGCTTCATGGGGCGGGCGGTCATGCTGCACCGCCTGTCTGCTGCAGGGGCTTGGCCGTGATGGTCTGGGCGCCGTGCAGGGTGATGGCGTCGGCAATGGCCTGGCAGGCTCCGGTGGCCAGGGCGATGTACTCCAGGCCGGCGCAGGTGATGCGGTAGGGGCGCAGGGTGGGGGTGGTCATGCTGCACCGCCTTCCTGTTCCACCACCACCAGCTGCCCGGCCTGCGTGATGCCGATCTGCTCGCCGCTGGCCTCCAGCTGCTTGACCAGCTCCATGGCGTCGTCCTGCCACGCCTCGGCATTGCGCCATGCGCGGTCAAGCTCGCTCTGCAGCCGCTCGGCGCGCTCGTGGGCGGCTTCCAGCTGCTGGTGCAGGCTGACCGACAGGGCGCGCAGGTGGTCCAGCTCCCAGCGCTCCAGGCGCTTGCGCAGGGCGGCGATGGTCTTGGCTTGCGCTGGCGCCGGGGCGGCCGTGCCGCCAAAAGAATTGAAGGATTCAAGAATCAATCTGCGGACGGCAACAGCTGAGCCCTCAAAGCTCTTGCTGTAGATGCCCTGGAGGCCGCTGTAGAAGTAGAAAAACCAGGCGTATGAGGCGTCTGCGGCTTCCTTGTTCGACCAGCACCAGGCTTCTGGCAGGTGGTCTTTGCAGTGGGCAAACAGCAGGGACTGTTCTTGCGGGGTGGGAAGTTCGCCGCCCACGCTGGCGGCCCAGTCTTTTGCGGCCTGCCAGGTCAGGCCCGCTTTGGGCCGCGCGGGCAGCAGGACCAGGTGGTGCTGGTAATCGCCTGCTTCATTGAGCACGATGCCGCCGATGCGCTCGCCGGGGCGCAGGGCGGGGGTGCTGGTGGTTGGGGTGGGGTGCATCGATTCCTCCAGGGCGCCGGGGTGGCGTGATTCGGGTTGTTGAATGGAGTTACTCGCCGCGCGCTTGTGTGCTGCTGCGGCTCTTGGATGGGTGGGCGCCCGTGCCTGTGGCTAGACTGGTGCTGTCAACACAACCAATCTCGCCACAGGAGGGCGCCCATGAAACAAAAACCCCAAATCGACGAAGTGCTGTTTGCGCAAGCCGTGCAACTCGCTGGCGCATGGCTGCCAGTGGCTGGTGATGCAGATGTGGATCTGCGGGACCGCCTGCGCGTGTTTGTGTTTGAGACGTATCAGTCGCTCGAAGCTGCGCGCGTGGAGATTGAGGACTGGCTTGAGCAGGTTGGCCCAGTGAGTCGCTGAGGCCCATCCACCGCGCTTCGCGCAGCCAGGTTGCAGGCTGCGGAATAAAACGCGCGTTGGCGCCTGCCCATTGCGGCTGGGCGGTCATCTTGCATGCCGCCAGCGCAATGCTTTGCTGCAGCTCGGGCGATGGGTTCAGCCGTCGCCAAGCTGCGATTGCCTCAGCCCGGCCCTGCTTGCGCGGGTAGGCATTCCAGAATTCGTTGAATCCGCAGTGGGTGGCGGTGGTGGCTTGCATCGATTCCTCCAGGGCGCCGGGGTGGCGTGTGGGGAAATTCTAGCTCAACGCTAGAAATATGCAAGCTGATAGCTAGATTTTTTTCTGTTGCATTGCGTTACGATGGCGTCGGAGTCTGTATGGAGGTGAAGATGTCCGGTCGTTTTCTTGTTGGGTTAGTGCTTCTTGTCGCAGCCGGACAGGCGTGTGCGCTTAATAAGTGCACGGCGACAGACGGAAGGGTTTCTTACCAGGATGCGCCGTGTTCGGCTGGTGCGGCATCAGCGCAGATTGCGGTGCCGATGGGGCCTAAAGAGGCAGCGGAGCAGTGGAAATTTGCTAAAGAGAAGGACGCGATGACAGGTGTAGTGACCTGTTTTGCGTACTCGCCGTCTGTTTCAACAAATTGGGGGCGTGGTGGTTATTCGTATTCGCTTGTTTACTTGCAGCTGGCCGTTTCGCGTGATGCGGCATCTATGGTGCTAAGTGTTCGAGCAAGTGAATACAAAGATGGAATTTTTCACAACGACATATCCGGCCAAGGTATTAAGCCAGACAATGGGGATTTTTTTCCGCTAATCGAGAAATACGGACAGCGTGGTCTTGGTATTGGTCTGGGAAAGGCAGGGCCTTTGATTGGGGCGCTTCAAAAATCTAAAAGTTTTTCGATGCGGTTGCGTTTTTGGCCGTATGAGAAGCTGCACGATACGCCGCCAGTCTCTCTTGCTGGATTCGATAAAGCAATTCGCTCTGCAATGGATTGCGGTGCAAATTAGTTGTTTGGTGGTCGTTTTGTTTGTTTCGAGTGGAGGCGGAGGGGGAGCGTATAGATTCTTGCGGTGCTTATGAGTGTTTCCTATGTTTTCCGTTATCTATATTCTTTTTCTCCCATGTTGAAACCATTCCGTCAAGATAGGCGTCTATTTCCAAGCGCGCCTGTCTCGGAAGGTCCATAAATCGTTTGTATGTCACCTGTTTAAATGGCCAGGTATTGATTGGCATGATGGCGCAAGAATCTGCGGAGGCGCCGGTATCTTGGGCGATGTGCTGTCGTTCGCTAGGTAGTGTGTTTATCCAGTCGGGCGACCTGTCATTTGCGTAATGTTTTGCGATGGCCTTTGCAAACGCTAGAGTAATTGGCCTTGGCGCCCCATCGCTTTTTGGTTTGCGCTGGTAAATCTGATAGATGTATTCCTCGCTTCGTCCGAGACGGGTTGCCACGGCCCGATAGCCTGCGCGCAGACTTCCAGCCTCTTGAGCTTCCTTGTCCACTATTTCCTTGAAGTGGGCGAGCCAGATTTCTTCTAGATTCATGAGCATGATTCAAGCATCTAGCTAGAAGAAAAAACGAGCTTGGGGCTTGAAGAAATCTAGCTGTGTGCTAGACTTTGGGCCATGCCGCTTCCAAAACTCCCTACTGCGCGCCGCCGCGAATTGGCCAATCAGGTCGGTGTCGGTGAGCAGTATCTCTATCAGATTCTTCGCGGAATTGGTGTTGCGAGTCCCGCGCTGGCGCGCAAGCTGAATGCTTTTGAGCCGCTGTTGAGGCTTCAAGACCTCCGCCCAAATGACTGGAATGACCTCTGGCCGGAGCTTGCCGACCCCAAGCCAAACCAGCCCCAAGCCACCGCCCATCAAGCGCGGGTAGCTATCAATTCCGAAGCAATGGAGGCCGCCCATGGGTGATGCGCCCAACGCCCCGCGCCGTGGCCTGTCGCCCCAGGCGGTGATGGCCTCGCTCAGCGCCGAGCGCGCTGCAGTTCTTCGTCGTTCGGCAGGATGGTGTTTTGCGCCGTCGCCAGTGCATTGGTCATTGCGTCTGGCCATGTGCCTGCCAGCGCTATTCCGGCAAATCGGTCGAGGTGTTCGCACACTGTCTCGATCGCTTTCTCTGGGTCGGGGTGGCAAGCAATGAGGGCGCGTATGGCTACCTGTGCTGCCAGCACCTTGCCCTCCAGCGCCTCGATGCGTGCGCGGGCTTCTTCGTCTTTCATTTTCTGCCTTGGTGGGTTTGTGTTCAATGGCAATAAAGCGCCCGCCCATCAAACGCGGGTAGCTATCAATTCCGAAGCAATGGAGGAGGCCGCCCATGGGTGACGTCTTCGCCCGCATCGCTGTGCTGGATGCGGTGTATGGCCGCGTCAACCTGCGCCGGGTGTTCCCCGTAGGGCAGCCAGCTCCCGAACGTATCGCTGCCGATCTGATAGCAGGGTTGACCATTGCTGCCAAACATCCGGCCGTTGCATGTCTGGCGGCAGCCCTTCGGCAAGCCGTAGCAGCGCAGCGTCGTATTCCTCCGCAATCGCAGGCAGGGCCTGCGGATCCACTCGATCCAGTAGCGCCTCCAGCATCGCCTCGGTGGCCAGCTGGCGGTTCAGGTGCGTCAGCTGCGTGTTGTTGATCTCTGCAATGGCCTGCATCACCTGTTTCTCGAATGTCATGGGCGCCCCTCTCGGTGGGTGGTGTGAAGTGAGACGTGCATTGTCTGCCGTCTGCGGGCGCCCGCCCTTTCTCTCCGTAGGAGGTCCCCATGCCTGAGCGCCTCATGCTCGCCCTGCTCGACCGTGCCGAGGGCTGGGCCAACCGCGCCGGCAACACGCTGGTGCGCCGCAACCAGTGGACGCCCGCCGCCTTTGCCGTGGGCCGCAAGCCCGAAGAGCGGGCGCTGCTGTCCGCTGCGGCCGAGGTGTTCGACCTGATCGGCGCCACGCCCGAGGGCTGCGTGCTGATGGCTGAGCTGGGGCTGAACCCCGAAGCGGGTGCGCTGCCCTCGCACGATGCCTTGGCCGCCCGGTATGCCGAGCACCGGGCGCGGCTGGCTGATGCGGCTGGGGGTGTGGCGTGATGGTGCTGCACGGTCATGCCTCCAGCAGTTGCTGCAGCCGTGCCAGTGCGTTCACTTGTGGTGGCGGCGCGCTGCCGGTGGCCTGCATGCGCTCGCGGGCCAGGGTCATCCAGCGCATCAGCGCGTCGGCATTCAGCTTGCCTTGTGCATCCAGCACAAACACGAGCTGCTGCGCAAACAGTTCCAGCGCGGCCACGCGGTCGGGCAGTGTGGGTTCAACGTGTGCCGCTGCGGCGGCTTGAGAGGGGTTTGAGTTCATGAAGGCAACTATCTCTGTTCCTGCCGGCCTTGCCTATGTCGATGGCGAGTCCGTGCCCGACACGCCGCAGTTGATGAGCGTGCCCGATGCCATCTATCACACGGTGCACAGCTACCCCGGCGGCGTGGCTGCGCTGGCGGCGCGCATGGGCCTGCCGGTGGGCACGCTCACGCACAAGGCCAACCCGAACAACCCCACGCACCACATGCGGCCCGATGAGCTGGTGGCCATGCAGCATTTCAGCGGCGATGCGTCGGTGCTCATGGCCATGGCTGCGGCGCTGGGCTATGCCGTCACACGGGCCACGCCAGACCAGTCCGGCGGGCACCTGGGCGCCGCGCTGGTGCGCTTCCAGGTCGAGGTGGCCGACTTTGTGCGCGCTGTGGGCGAGCCTGCCGAGCGCCTGGCTGAAGACCCCGCCAAGCACGCTACCGGCAACGAGGTGCGCCGGGCCGACTACCACGCCCAAGAGGTGCAGGCCGCCATGAGCCACACGCTGGGCGCACTGCGCGGCCACATGCGCCCGGCGCCCAAGGCGGGGGCCTGATGCCATGCAGCAACTGTGTGCAGTCCGAACATTCAGCCCGGCAGGGCAGGGCGCCATGGGGTGGTTTCAGCATGTCGTGCGTCCATTGCTGCGCCCGCCTGGTGCGGTCAGCGCGGCCCTTGCGGATGGCCCAAGAGGCCATGCTGGCCTGCATTGCGCGCCACCAGCCCGACGCCCCTACACGGGCGGATGTTTTGCAGGCCCTGAAGGCGCTGGATGCGGGCTGAGCCTGGACGAGATGGTCATTGCCGCCCGTGTGGCGGGCGAGCCCATGAGCTGGGAGGTGTAGCCGTGGCAAACCTCAAGCTGGATATTCGCGTGGAGAACCTGGACAAGGTGCGCAAGGCGCTGGACATGCTGAGCGGGCCGCAGGCCCGCGTCGCCTACGCCAAGGCCATCAACGACACCGCCTACAAGGTGCGCCGCGAGATGCAGGCCGACATGGGCCGCAGCTTCGACCGCGTTACGCCGTTCATCCAGCGCAGCCCCAAGGTGTTCGAGGCCACGGCCGACAAGCTGAGCGCCAGCATTGCCCCCACGCTCGACACCCGCAACCGGCCCGGCACAGGCGGCAAGGTGGGTGTCGACCCGCAGGATGTGCTGCAGGCGCAAGAGCACGGTGGGCGCAGGCGTGACAAGCGCAGCGAGGTGGCGCTGCGTCGCGCTGGCATCCTGCACGCCGGTTGGCAAACCGCCATCCCGGCCACGCCATACCCGGGCAGCGACGACGGGCGCGGCAATCTGCGCGGCGCCTTCCTGCAGCAGCTGCTGAGCTACCTGCAGGCGTACAGCGAGCAGGGCTATAAAGCCAACATGACGGGCAAGCGCATGCGCGGCCTGCAAAAGGGCACGGCCAAGCAGGCAGGGCGCCGTTACTTCGTCAGCTACGGCAAGTGGCGCGACGGGCGCAGCAGCCACTTGGCGCCGGGCATATGGGCGGCATCGGGCACGGGCGGGGCAGACGTGCGCCCGGTGCTGATGTTCGTGCGCACCCCCACGTACCGCCCCCGCCTGAGCATGGAGCGCATCGCCCAGGCGGCCGATGTGCAGGACTACCTTGACCGCCGCGTGCGCTTTCGCATTCGGGAAGCGGCCGGCGTGTAGCCGCGCGCATGTGACCCACGGACACCATGAACCACTACCCCCATCACATCGGCGACTTCAACAGCGCGACCCGGCATTTAACGTTCGTTGAACGGGCGTTGTACCGGGAACTGCTTGATCTGTACTACGACACCGAACGACCGATGAACGCCGATGTTTCCAAGATCGCGCGGCGCGTGCTGGCCAACACCGAGGAACTGCGCGAGGCGCTGGTGGTGGTACTGGAGGAGTTCTTTGTGCTGGCCGATGACGGCTGGCATAACGATCGGTGCGACCGAGAGATTGCATCCTTCCATTCAAAACAAGAGCAGCAAAGCCGCGCCGGGCGGGCGTCTGCGGCCAAACGCACAGGGGGCAGGCCGCCCGATGCGGGCGATGCACAGCCGTCCAACCCGGCCCCGGAAGGCGGTGGCGGTGGTGTCGATGGCGGTTCAACGCCCGTTGAACGCCCGTCCAACGACCGAACCACCAACCAGAACCAGAACCAGAACCATATAAGTCCCCCCAACCCCCCTGCCGGGGGGGCGGTCGGTGGATTGGCTGTCGCCACGGCACTGAGCAGCCACTTCCCCGGTCACCGACGAACCCGCATTGCCGAGGTTGCCGACCTGATCGCAGCCATCGCAGCCGAGGGCCTGGCCACCGCAGAGCAGCTGCTGCAGGCCGCAGAGCAGCAGGCCGCAGAGCTTGGCAAGGACGGCGGCAAGCATGCGCCCAACGTGCTGACATGGCTGCGGCGCAAGGGCTGGCTCGACAGCGCAGCGCTGCCTGCGGGCGGTGGCGTCCCCTCCGACTGGTCCGACTCGCGCAGCGGCATCGAGGCCATGGGCAAGCGCGTGGGCCTGCCGGAGTGGGAGCAGTCGGGCTACCGCCTGCTGTCCGAGTACGAAGCCGAGGTGCGCCGCCGCCTCGCCACACCGCAGGTGCCAGCATGACCGCCACCCGTCACGGGTCCTCCCCAGCTCCCTCCAGTGCGGGTAATTCGCGCCGCCCCTTCGGACTGTTCACCAACCTCCTATAGGGGGTTCCGCTTTTTATGGATGCTCAAATGAATGTTGAATTGATCGCGGTAGAGGCCATCCAACCCAACCCGCACAACAGCCGCCTGCACTCCGCAGGCCAGATAGCGGACATCGTGAAGTCGATCAAAGAGTTTGGCTGGACGATGCCGCTCTTGATCGATGAGGCCGGCGTGTTGCTTGCTGGCCACGGGCGCCTAATGGCGGCCAAGAAGGCGGGAGTGACCGAGGTGCCGTGCGTGCGCAAGGTCGGGCTCACGCCTGCTCAAAAGCGCGCGTACGTCATCGCGGACAACCAGCTGGGCCAGGGCTCAACGTGGGACGAGAAGATCCTGAAGATGGAGCTGCAAGAGTTGATGTCGATGGACTTCGATGTCGGCCTCCTGGGCTTCGACGGCGAGGAGCTCAACGACCTGCTGGCCGCCACCTTCGACGATGAAGATGTGGGAGCGTCTGCGGGCTGGACTGAGGAGGATGACGTCAAACCTGCGCCTGCTGTGCCGGTCACGCGCAGGGGCGATGTGTGGGTGATGGGCAAGCACCGGCTGATGTGCGGTGACAGCACCAGTGCCCAGGACATGGCTATCCTTGCTGCTGGCCTGGTGGATCTCTGGTTGACCGACCCGCCATACAACGTCGCCTATGAAGGCGGCACCAAGGACAAGCTCAAGATCCAGAATGACGACATGTCGGACGGCGAGTTTCGCAAGTTTCTTGCCTCTGCCTATGCCGCCGCAGACAGCGTCATGCGCCCAGGCGCTGCGTTCTATATCTGGCACGCAGACAGCGAGGGCTTCAACTTCCGCGCTGCTGCCAAGGACGTCGGCTGGCCCATCCGGCAGTGCCTGATTTGGCGCAAAAACTCGATGGTTCTGGGCCGTCAGGACTATCAGTGGCAGCACGAGCCGTGTCTGTACGGGTGGAAACTGGGCGCTGGCCACACATGGCACGGGGGTCGAAAGCAGACCACTGTGCGCGATCTGCCTGAGTACGGCGTTCCGTTGCTGCAGCTGCCCGATGGGCGGTGGCAGTTGTCTGCCGGTGGGCGTGTGTACGTGATCGGTGCCGATGCGGCTGTCGAAGAGGTGACGCCAAGCGTCATCAACGAGGCCAAGCCAAAGACCAACGATTCACACCCCACCATGAAGCCTGTGGCACTGTTCGAGCGTCAGCTGCTCAATAGCTCGGGACCAGGGCAGGTGGTACTCGACAGCTTTGGTGGAAGTGGTACCACCTTGATCTGCTGCGAGAAGCACCACCGCCAGGCTCGCCTGATGGAGTTGGACGAGAAGTATTGCGACGTCATCGTGAACCGCTGGCAGGAGTTCTCCGGATCTGTGGCCGTGCTCGAGGCCACCGGCGCCACCTTTGAAGATACCCGCGATGCTCGTTTGGTTAGCGAGGTTGCTTGATGAACGCGCCGGGCATGTCCACCGTTGGCCACGACGCCGCCTCTGCGCTGCTGCAGGTTGCGCCCGACCAGCTGCATCGGCTGGTCGCGTCTGGTGTGGTGCGCCGGGCTGCCCCGGGCAAGTACGTGCCGGCCCAGCTCATCCGGGATTACATCGCCTGGTTGCATGCCGAGCCAGAGCGGCGTGACCGTTCTCCGACGCAGTCGGAAATTGCCGAGCACCTCGACATGAGCGATCGGAATCTGCGCGACTTGCTGCAGATGCTGGATCTCGACCACAAGCAGGCCAGCTTGAGTGCCATCCGAGTCGGCTATATCCGGAGATTGCGCGAGCAGGCAGCGGGTCGTGTCGGCTCTGAGGATGGTGGCCTCGACCTGGTTCAAGAGCGCGCCGCCCTGGCCCGTGAGCAGCGGGAAGGCCAGGCCATCAAGAACGCTGTGGCCCGCAAAGAGTTTGCCCCGGTGGGCCTGCTGGCCGATGTTCTGGGCATGGCTGCCAGCGCCGTGGTTGACCGCTTCGACCAGCTGGAGGGCGCGCTGCGCAAGGCCTGCCCCGACCTTCCCGACGACGCCAAGACCACCGTGCAATCGGTGATTGCCGCCGCCCGCAACGAATGGATACGCAGCACCGAGCGCCTGGTAACCGATGGCCTGGACGCCATGCTGGCCGCGCAGGACGAAGACGACACGCCCGAGCTGTTCGACGAAGACGCCACCGCATGACCACCCTGCCCACCATCCACCCCGAGACGGCCGAAGCCATCAAGGCCGCCGTGCGCCTGGGGCTGGAGAGCCTGCGGGCTGAGCCGCCGCAGCGGCTGGGTGATTGGGCGCGCGACCACTTCAAGCTGGCGGGCGAGAGCAGCCACACCAAGGGCGCCTGGGTGGCATGGGCTTTCCAGGTGGGCATTCTCGACTTCATGAGCGACGACCGGATCGAGGAGCTGGACGTGATGAAGGCCAAGCGCGTGGGCTACACCAAGATGGTGACCGCCTACATCGCCTACAACGTGGCCCACCGCCGCCGCAAGCAGGCCCTGTGGCAGCCCACAGACGATGACCGTGATAGCTACGTCAAGAGCGAGATTGACCCGGTGCTTGACCCCCTGACGGGCGTGCCTGCCGTCAACAAGGCCCGCAGGCGCGGCAAGGGCGCCAGCGAAGAAACCATCAAGTACAAGCCCTTCCGCGATTCGGCCCTGCACCTGCTGGGCGGCAAGGCATCGCGGGCGTATCGGCGCATCACCGTGGCCGCGGCCATCCTCGACGAAATCAGCAAGTTCGACCGCAGCATTGAAAAAAGCGGCCCGCCGCGCGGCCTGGCCCGTGGGCGGTTGGAAGGTGCGCCATACCCCAAGCTGGTATGCGGCAGCACGCCCCTGCTCAAAGGGCTGTGCCACATCGAGGACGCGGTGGACGAGGCCGAAGGCCTGGTGCGCTTCCACATCGATTGCAAGCACTGCGGGCTTGGGCATCCGTTGATGTGGGGTGGCAAAGACAAGGCGCACGGCTTCAAGTGGGAGCGCGGCAACCCCGCCAGCGTGCGCCACGTCTGCCCGCATTGCCGCAAAAGCATCACCCAGGCCGACTACATGCCCGGCGGCACGCCCGTGGGCGGCGCCTGGGTGTGCGAGCGCACCGGAAAGACCTACGGCCCCGACCGCGTGTGGCGCGACAACAAAGGCATGCCCTGCCGCCCGCCGCGCAGCCTGGCCGTGCATGTGTGGACCGCCTACAGCCCGCAGCGCGCCTGGTCCGACATCGTGACCGAATTTGAGAACGCCCTGAAGGCGCTGGAAAAGGGCGACGTGGGCCCCATGCAGCTGTTCGTGAACGAAACCCTGGGCGAGACCTGGGAGCTGGCAGGCGAGCGCACCGACGAACACGCCCTGCAGGCCCGGGCCGAACCCTACAAGCTGTGCACCGTGCCGCGCGGCGCGCTCATCCTCACCGCCGGGGTGGACGTGCAGCGCAACCGCTGGGAAATCACCGTGTACGGATGGGGCAGGGGGCTGGAGAGCTGGGTGGTGGACGTGGCTGTGCTGGAGGGCAACCCGGCCGTGGACGAGGAATGGGGCGCCGTGCTCGAGTACCTGCAGCGCCGCTACCCGCAAGAGGCTGGTGGCCTCACCATGGGCATCAGCGCCACCAGCATCGACAGCTCCGACCAGACCCAGGCCGTGTACAGCTGGGTCAGCAAGGCGCAGCACATGCTGAAGAACCTGCGCGCCATCAAGGGCGACGGCAACGACAACGTGCCACTGCTGGGCCCCAGCAGCCTGCAAGAAATCAACTGGCGCGGCCGCAAGGTGGCGCGCGGCATCAAGCTGTGGCGCGTGGGCGTCGATTCGGCCAAAGACTTGCTACTGGGCCAGCTCTCCATTCAGCAGCCCGGCCCCGGCTACGTGCACTTTTCCGACGAACTGCCGCGCGAGTTCTATGAGCAGCTGACCGCCGAACAGCGCGTGCTGGCCCGCGTCAACGGGCGCGAGGCATACCGCTGGATCAAACGCCGACCGCGCAATGAGCAGCTGGACAACCGCAACTACGCCATGCACGCCGCCATGGGGCTGGGCCTGCACAAGTACACCGATGCGCAGTGGGAGAGGCTCGAAGCCGCTGTGCAACCCCCAGCCGACCTGTTCAGCCCGCCGCAGCAAATACAAGTAAAAACAGGCTCTAGCGCTTATGCAGAAAGCGCAAGCAGCTATCAAAATAGTAGCGCACAAGCCCACAAACCACCCACCCCAAAAGGAAAGCCCACGCATGCAGCCACAGACGGATGGTCTTTTGACCGCAGAGCCTGAAGCAACCGCGCCGCCGCTCGACGACGAAGCCGCCACGCTGCGCGACGATGTGCGCTGCATCCTGCTCGAATGCCACCGCGACCGCGCGCTGCAGGCCCTGCACGGCGCAGCCACCAGCGACGCCATCCACCAGCTGGCCGATGCGGTGGCCCGGCGCCTGGCGCCGCGCATAGGCGGGCGGTACGTGCCCAAGCGCGGCGACAGCGATGCACGCGCCAAGCGTGACGCCGCCGTGTGGAAAGCCTGGAACGGGCGCAACGGCGCGCAGATCATGCGCGACTTCGCCATCTCGCGGCGCCTGCTGTATTCCATCCTGTCGCGCAAGCGCAAGGCGTAGCACGGCGCCACTGACCGCGCTGGCCTTTTTGGGCGGTGGCGTAAAAGTAGTGCAGCTTTTTTAGATTTTGCACAGCCATGCGGGCACCCTCGCCCCATGGCATTCACCACCCAAGACCTCGCCGCCATTGATGCGGCCATTGCCTCGGGCGAGCTGACCATTCGCGCCGCCGACGGCAAGATGGTCACCCTGCGCACCATGGCCGAACTGCTGCAGGCGCGCGATGCCATCAAAAACGACATTGCCGCCGCCGCGCCCGCCGCCCAGCGCCGCGCCTACCCGCGCCACCAGCTGGCCGACTTCTCGGACTGACCATGGCCGCAAAAACCCCCCGCAACATCGTGGACCGCGCCGTGGCGTGGTTGTCGCCATCGGCCGCTGTCAAGCGCGCCCAGGCCCGCCAGGTGCTGGCCTACTACGAAGCCGCCCGGCCCGACCGCCTGCGCAAAGGCCGCCGCGCCACCGGCAGCGCCAATGACGAAGTGCTGCAAGCCGGTGGCACCCTGCGCCAGGTGGCCCGCCATCTGGAGCAAAACTACGACCTGGCCCTGGGCGTGCTCAACACCCTGGTGGTCAACGTGGTGGGGCCCAACGGCATCGGTGTGGAGCCGCAGCCACGCAAGGCAGACGGCAGCATTGACGACGCACTGGCCCGTCAAATCCTCATGCTGTACCAGGACTGGTGCAAGGCCCCCGAGGTGACCCGCCAGCACGACTGGCCCAGCGCCCAGCGCCTGCTGGCCCGTAGCTGGCTGCGCGATGGCGAAGTGTTCAGCCAGTTGGTCAGCGGCATGGCGCCCGGCCTGCAGCACGGCAGCACCGTGCCGTTCAGCGTGGAGATGATCGAGGCGGACTACGTGCCGCAAGACCTCAACAGCAGCACGCCCGCCATCGTGCAGGGCATCAGCGTCAACGCCTGGGGCGCAGCCACGGGCTACAACGTGTACAAGGCCAGCCCGCTCGAAGGCGTGGCGCTGCTGGGCGCGTCGCAAACCAAGTTTGTGCCGGCAGACCGCATGCTGCACCTCAAAAACGTGCACCGCATCCGCCAGATGCGCGGCGTGTCGGTGTTCGCCAGCGTGCTGAACCGCTTTGACGACCTGAAGGACTACGAAGAAAGCGAGCGCATCGCCGCAAAGATCGCTGCCAGCATGGCCGCGTACATCAAAAAGGGCGCCCCCGACCTGTACGAACCCGACGCCGATGCAGAGCCGCGCCAGATGAAGTTCCGCCCAGGCATGGTGTTTGACGACCTGAAGGTGGGCGAAGAAATCGGGATGATCGACACCAACCGGCCCAACCCGAACCTGGAGACATACCGCAGCGGCCAAATGAAGGCCATTGCCGCAGGCGCTGGCCCCACCTTCAGCAGCATCAGCCGCACCTACGACGGCACCTACAGCGCCCAGCGCCAGGAGCTGGTAGAGGGCTACGCCGTGTATGCCACGCTGTCCAATGAATTCATCGGCCGCATTGTGCGCCCGGTGTATGAGCAGTTCATTGCCGCCGCCGTGGCCAGCGGCCAGCTGCGCGTGCCTGCAGGCACCCAGCCCGGCACCCTGGCCAGTGCCAGCTACATGCCCCCCGCCATGCCGTGGATTGACCCGCGCAAAGAGGCCGAAGCCTGGGGAATGCTGGAAGACCGCGCCTATGCCAGCGGCCCCGAAATCATCCGCAAGCGTGGCGGCAACCCACTCGACGTTCTGGAACAGCAAGGCCGTTGGCTGCGCGAAAAGGAGGCCGAAGGCGTGCCCGACAACGCGGCCCGCGCCCAGCCCAGCGTGACGCTGCAAACCGAATAGGGCAGAGCAGGGCGCAAAAGTAGTGCAGCTTTTTTAGATTTTGCACACCCGTCCCGGCACATTCACCCCCACACCCACAAGGACAACCATGGCAAAGTGGTACGAACTCAAGGCAAGCATCCCGCAAGCAGCGGGCGAGCCGCCCAAGCCTGCCGAGCTGCTGATCTACGGCAACATCGGCGACCGCTGGAACGAAGACGGCGTGGTGGCCAGTGAGCTGGTGCGCGACCTGTCCGCGCTGGAGGCCGACACCATCAACCTGCGCATCAACAGCTACGGCGGCAGCGTGCCCGATGGCCTGGCCATTTACAACGCCCTGCGCCGCCACAAGGCCGCCATCAACGTCTTTGTGGACGGCGTGGCCATTTCGTGCGCCAGCTACATCGCCATGGCTGGCGACACCATCACCATGGCGAAGAACAGCCAGATGATGATCCACGCCCCTTGGACGTTCGCCTACGGCAACTCCAACGACATGCGCGAGCAGGCTGACATTCTGGACCGCTACGCCAAAGCCATGGCCAGCGCCTACGCCGACAAGAGCGGCAAAACCTACGAAGACGCCCTGGCCTTGCTGACCGATGGCAAGGACCACTGGTACCTGGCAGACGAAGCCAAGGCCGAAGGCTTTGCCGACGAAGTGGGTGAAGAGGTGGCCGTGGCCGCATCGCTGGCCAACAGCTTCGACCTCTCGCGCTTCAAGGCCGCTGCCCCTGCTGCGGCCATCGCACCCCCCCAAGTTCCGCAACCGACTGCAGCTGCAGTCACAACAAAGGAGGCTTCAATGCCCGCAACCGTGCCCGCAGCTGGTCAACCCGCTGCACCCTACGCTCGCACCAAGGACGAAAACACCCAGGTGCTCGCCATGTTCAAGCCCTTCGCATCGCGCCCCGAAATCGCCGCGCTGCAAACCGAAGTGCTGGCCGACCCTGGCCTGACCATTGAAGCCATTCAGGCCCGCCTGCTGACCGAAATGGGCAAGGGCGCCGAGCCTGCCGTGCCGCAAAACTCCTTCCCGAAGATCGAGACGGTTTCTGATGAAGCCGACAAGGCCCGCGAAGCCGCCGTCAACGCCATACTGGTGAAGGCTGGCGTGGTGGCCGACGCGGAAAAGCGCCGCGCCATGTCCGCCAGCAACCCCGCCATGAGCCTCAGCCTGGTGGAGATGGCTAAGGCCGCCCTGGTGCGTTCCGGCATCCGCCACGACCATCTGGACAAGATGGGTGTGGTGGCTGCGGCCTTCACCCAGGGCACCAGCGACTTCCCCGTGCTGCTGGAAAACGCCATGCACAAGACGCTGCAGACGTCCTACGCCATTGCTGCCAACACCTGGAACCGCTTCTGCGCCACCGGCAGCGTGAGCGACTTCCGTGCGCACAACCGCTACCGCACCGGCAGCTTCGGCAGCCTCGATGCCGTCAACGAGCTGGGCGAGTACGTCAACAAGTCCATCCCTGACGGCGAAAAGGGCAGCATCGCCGCCACCACCAAGGGCAACATCATCAACCTGAGCCGCAGGGCCATCATCGATGATGACCTGGGCGTGTTCGTGGGCCTGGCGAACATGTTGGGCCGCGCAGCAGCCCGCACGGTGGAAGCCGATGTGTACGCCCTGCTGGCCCTCAACAGCGGCGCAGGCCCCACCATGGGCGACGGCAAGGCGCTGTTCCACGCAGACCACGGCAACATCACCACCAGCGCAGCCATCACCATGGCCGCCCTGGATCTGGACCGCGTGGCCATGGCATCGCAAAAGGACGTGTCGGGCAACGACTACCTCGACCTGCGCCCCGCTGTGCTGCTGGTGCCCATTGGCCTGGGCGGCACGGCCCGCAGTATCAATGACGCGCAGTACGACCCCGACACCGCGAACAAGATGCACAAGCCCAACATCGTCAACGGCCTGTTCCGCGACATTGTGGACACGCCGCGCCTGTCTGGCAACCGCCGCTACCTGTTTGCTGACCCCTCCGAGGCCCCGGTGCTGGAAGTCGCCTTCCTCGACGGCAACCAGAACCCGTACCTCGAACTGCAGAACAGCTTTGACGTGGACGGTGCCCGCTACAAGGTGCGCCTGGACTACGGCGTGGCCGCTGTGGACTACCGAGGCGCCGTCACCAACGCAGGCGGCTGATAGCTGCCACTGGCCGCCACAGCGCGGCCAGTAAGCCCACCCCCATCAATCGAGGAAACCCAACATGACCACCACATTCAAGCAAGACGGCAAGGTGATCCAGTACACCGCTGGTGCCGACATCAGCGCTGGCGCTGTCGTCAAAATCGGCAACATCCTGGGCGTAGCCCTGACCAACATTGCCAACGGCGCTACCGGCTCCGTGGCCACCGAGGGCGTTTTTTCTGCGCCAAAAGTTGCTGCCGCCGTCATTGCCCAGGGCGAGAGCCTCACCTGGGACGTGTCCGCTGGCGCCTTTGACGGCAAGGCCGCATTGGCCGCCGCGGGCGACGTGACTGGCGCCTGCGCCTTCGCATGGGCTGCTGCTGGTGCCACTACCACCACGGTGCTGGTCAAGTTCACCGGCGTGCCCGGCACCGTTGCCTGATCGCCATGAGCCTGGCCCCCTTCTCCGCCCTTGAATCGCGCCTGAACAGCGCGGTGCAAAAGCACATTGCCAACGCCACCGCTGTGCACAACGGCGGCGCCCCGTTCGGTGTGCTGTTCGACCGCTCCCCTGCCGACCCCTTCGGCACCGGCGCGGTCGATTCAGCGCGCCACGACGTGTCGTTTGTGGCGGCCAATGCGCCGGGGCTGGCAGAGGGTGGCACGCTGGTCATTGACGGGGCGGCCTACACCGTGGCGTCTGGCGTGCAGCCTGACGCGGGCGGCTGGGTCACCCTGTCGGTTTACCCCAAGGCGGCCTGACCATGCTCGCCCTCGAAGCCCCCCTCAAAGCCCGCCTGCAGGCGCTGCCCCAGCTGACCGGCTGGGCGGTGCGCATGGGCACCGAGCATGCCGACCGGCGCGTGGTGCCTGCGGCCGATGTGCGCTGTGCGGGCGCATCGGTGCCAGACCGCAAGTCTGGCGCCGTGATGGTGGCGCCTGAGTGGCAAGTCACGCTGGTGCTGCGCCGGGGTGATGACGCCGCCGCGCTGCTCGACGCAGCCATGGCCGCTGTCATCACCAGCCTGCACAACTGGCAGCCCGGCCAGCAGGGCGGGCGCGGGTGGGAGCCATGGAGCCTGGCGCGCATCACCGAGCCGCTGCTGAGCGACGACGGATTGACGGGCTACGAACTCACCTTTTCGACCGGTGCCCGGTACATGGGCCAGCAATGAACATGAGCGAATCCACCCAAAAACTCCACCGCGCCCTGCTGCGCGCTGCCAAGGCGGCCATTGCAGCGTGGGAGCGGTGGCTTACCACCCAAACCGCGCAGCAGTAAGCAGCGCACGCGCCCCGGCCGCAGGCCCTCGCGCACCAGTCACCGTTAAACCCACCGGGCACGCGAGCCGCCCACGCCACCCACCACAGTGGCCCCAGCGGCACCCAGGCCTCCCCGGACTTGCAACCCAGCAACTCCGGAGAGCGCTATGCCAATCACCAACATCACCAACGAGTACGCCATCCCCCGGGGCCGCGTCTACTTCGACCGCTTCGACGCCAACGGCCTGCCCACAGGCGAGATTCCCCTGGGCAATTGCCCCGGCTTCACCTTCACAGCAGAGACCGAAAAGGCCGAGCACTTCAGCTCCGAGAGCGGCCTGGCCGAAAAAGACGCTGCCCTCATCGTCAAGGTCAACCGCACCGGCAGCCTGACGTGCGACAACTTCAGCCTCGACAACCTGGCCTTGTTCGTGTCGGGCAGCACCGAGACGCAAAGCCAGACCGCTGGCGACGTGGTGGACGAAGCCCACACCGTGCACCAGGGCCGCATTTACCAGCTGGGCGTGAGCAACAACGCCCCGGCCGGCGTGCGCAACATCACCGACGTGGTGGTCACCAGCTCTGACGGCCTCACCACCTACGTGGCGGGCGTGGCCTACAACACCGACCTGGACCTGGGCCGCCTGCAGATCATTGCCGGTGGCCCCATTGCCGACGCCACCGCCATCAAGGTGGACTACAAGACCACGCTGAAAAGCTGGACCCGCGTCAAGTCCGGAGCAACCGCTGAAGTGTCGGGCGCCCTGCGCGTGATTGCCGACAACGCCAGCGGCACCAACCGCGACTGGTTCATGCCCAAGGTCACCCTCACCCCCTCGGGCGAGATCCCGGTGATTCAGGAGGGCACCGACTTCACCACCATGGAATTCGGGGTGGAAGTGCTGAAGGCCGCCAACCGCGAAGCCCTCTACATCGACGGCCGCCCAGCCGCCTGATCGCCCGCAGCACGGCGCCTGCTGCGGCGCCGTGCGGCTCCAAGTGCTGCCCAGGCCCGGCAGCAGCTGAAGCCGCCGCACTGCCCACCACCCCACCCGAAAGCACCCGCCCGTGGCAATGAAGCCCATTCAGATTCTGATCAACGCCAAAGACAACGCGTCTGCGGTGTTCAGTGGCCTGCAGGGCAAGGTGGCCGCCGTGGGCGCGGCCATCGCCACGTACTTCGGCATCAACGCCTTCGCGGGCGTCGTGAGCGGCGCTGCCGACCTTGAAACGGCCATGAGCCGCGTGCAGGCCGCTACGGGCGCCACGGGCGAAGAAATGCAGGCCCTGCGCAAGGCCGCAGAGGACGCGGGGGCCAACACCAAGTACACCAGCACCGAAGCCGCTGGCGCGCTGGAAAACCTGGCCAAGGCGGGCCTGAGCGCTACCGACGCCATTGCCACCCTGCCCGCCGTGCTGAACCTGGCCCAGGCGGGCGACATTGGCCTGGCCGAATCGAGCGAGCTGGTCACCAAGGCCGTCATGGGCATGGGCCTGGCCTTCACCGACGCGGGCCGCGTGGCCGACGTGCTGGCCCTGGGTGCCAACGCCACCAACACCAGCGTGCTGGGCTTGGCCCAGGCGCTCAGCTACGCCGCCCCCGTGGCGCAAAGCCTGGGCCTGTCGCTCGAATCCACCGTGGCCATCATCGGCAAGTTTGCCGATGCAGGCATTGACGCCAGCCGCGCGGGTACCGCGCTCAACAGCATCCTTTCGCAGTTCAGCAACCCGGCCAGCAAGTTCCGCGAAGAACTCAACGCCGCAGGCATCACCACCGGCAATTTTGAAACCGCCCTGCACCAGCTGGCCGCCGCAGGCCCCGCTGGCAGCAAAGCCATCAACGCCGTGGGGCAAGAGGCCGGCCCGGCCCTGCGCGCGCTGCTGAACCAGGGCATGGGCGCGCTCGATGGCCTGACCGAAAAGCTCAAAACCGCCGAAGGCAGCGCCGCCGCCACAGCAGCGGTCATGCAGAACAACTTGAACGGTGCGCTCAGCGGCCTGAGCAGCGCGTGGGACACCGTGAAAAACGCCCTGGGCACCCCTGTGCTGCCCGTGCTGCAGCAGGGCGTGGAGCAGCTCGCCGGGGCCTTCCGCACCGCCGTGGCAGACGGCACGGTTACCAAGTTCGGCGAAGCCATTGCCACCGCGTTCCAGGCCGGCATCAAGTGGGTGCGCGAGTTTCTGGGCACGGTGGATTTCACGGCCGTGCTGGCGCGGCTGCAGGTGTTTGCCGACAACGCCAAGCAGCGGTTTGACGAGTTCGGGCAATACGCCACCAACGCGGGCAACATCGTCAAGACCGCCTACGGCGTGATGAGTGCTGGCGCCAATGTGGTGCTGGTCGCCATCTATGGGATTGGAATAGCCTTTGCCGAGACGTCTGCAGGCATCGTGCGCGCGTCGGCGTTCATGTCGGAGTCGCTGGCAAAAATTGCTTTTGGCGATGCAAAGGAGCGGCTCATCCGGGAGGCCGCGCAAATGCGCGAAGTGCTGGCGGGCCTGACGGGCGTCAGTGAGGAGTTCGGCAAGAAGGCTGCAGCGGCCCTTGATGATGCGACGGATGGTGCAAAGATTGCTGGAGAGGGTTTCTCTGGCCTGACCGACGAGGTGAAGGGCACAAAAAAAGCGCTTGAAGAACTCAAGGATGCCACCGAAGCTTCCAAGAAAGAACTCGCGGCCTCAAATGAGGAGTTCCGAAAATCCGAGGTTCTTTACAGAAAGCAGGAAGAAGCAACCGCTGCAACTGCCCGCGCCACGGCAGAGCACGCCGAAAAAATCAGGCTTTTGCAGGAAGCGTACGAGGGCTTTATTCGGGCCGGTAACCTCAATGAAGCCATCATCACTTTCGATGAGCTGACCAAGGCGCAGCGTGCTGCGGCTGAATCAGCGGGCGGTGTTGCAAAGAGCGCAGAAGCCGCCGCCGCCGCTATCGCCGCAGCCTACAAAGACCTCGGCGTAACCACAGACGCCGACCTTAAGCAAGTGGCAGATCGTGCTAAAGCCAACTTCGATTTGCTGGCGAAAAGCGGCACAGCCAGTGCGCGCGAACTTTCAGCCGGGTTTGTCGATGCGGCCCAAAAAGCCATAGCTGCAAACGATGGAATCGCCCCGTCCTGGGTGAAGTCCGAAGCCGCCGCGCGCGGCTACAAAGTGGAAGTGGATGCGGCCGGCAAGGCCACGCTGGTGCTAGCCGACAAAACGGACCAGGCCACCGGCCGCATGGCCCGGGGCTGGCACGCATCACGCGAGGCCATTCAGGCGCAGACCGACGCCATGGACAAGCTCATGATGAAGTACACCATGAGCGCCGACTACACCGAGCGCCAGATCAAGCTACTCGAGCGCGAAGCCGCCGCCGCCGAAAAAGCCGCCGAGGCCTACCGCAAAAAGTGGAACATGGACAAAGAGGGTTACTCCCTCAACACCGCTGGCGAGCGCGTGCTGGCGGGCGAGTCGCAAGACCAGATAGACAAAGACATTGCAGAGCTGTACGGCGCTGCAAATGTCGACAGCCCCGACGCCCAGCGCGCGCGCCAGCTGCGCGAGCTGGCGAAGCTGCGCAGCAAGGGAAGCGGTCTCGTTACCCAGCCAGACCTGAGCGCAGACGAGCGCCGCGAGCTGCAAGAGCTTGAGGCCCGGCTGCTCAACGGCATTGGCGCGGCGCCAAAAGACGCCCCATCGCGCGAGCCCGCCCCCACCCGCACCACCACCAGCGGCATGGCCACCGGCACCCAGGTCACCATCAACCTCGAAGGGCGCGGCCGCACCGTCAACACCGACGCCGCAGGCGCCAACGCGCTGCAAGACCTGCTGCGCGAGCTGGGCAACGGCAGGGGCACCTACCAATGAGCACAACCCACCACACCCTGGGCCTTGTCCAGATCCCGCGCGGCATGGTCTGGGCGGATGAATTCAACTGGGCCGAAGTCGATCGCGCAGCCGAATACAGCATCACCGGCGCCCTGCTGATCGACGCCGCCGTGCGCCAGGCGGGCCGCCCCATCACGCTGGAGGGCAGCGACAGCGCAGGCTGGATCACCCGCGCCACGCTGCTGCAGCTGCAGGCCCTGGCGCAAGACCCCGACGCCACCCACGCCCTCACGCTGGCCGATGGCCGCGCGTTCACCGTCAGCTTTGCGCCCGGCACCCCCATCACCGCCACCCCCGTGGCCCGGCCCGAGCTGCCCCCCAGCCACCACCCCTACGTCGCCACCGTGCGGCTGATCGAGGTTTGACCCCATGACCATCCTATCCAGCGACATCCGCCTGTTAGAGAGCGAGCGCATGACCGACACCACCGACGGTGGTGGCCGGCGCACCAGCCGCGTCATTCCCGACGGGGTGGCGGGCAACATCTTCCCCAAAGTCTCGCGGGTCGATTCGGTGTACGGCCGGGTAAACCTGCGCAAAATCTACCCGCACATCAACACGGCCAATTTGGATGTGTACGCGGGGGCGCACTTCGTCATCACCGACGCGCCCGACAACGACCGCATCAGCGTGCTGGCCTTCAGCACCGGCAGCGACTTTGACCTGCGCGCTGCCGCGCGCGACCGCATCGAGAGCTATGTGATTGCCGGGCCAGAAAGCCGCATGACGCTGTACGGGCGCCAGCTCAAAGAGGCGCAGGCCATCCTGGCGTACCAGCGCGAAGAAGAGCCATTGCCCGAAATTGGCGACGTGTACGCCATCAGCAACGAGGTGGGCGGGGTGACCACCGCGCAGCAGTTTGTGCGGGTGCAGGACGTGACGCACGAGGTGCGCACGTTTCAGGACGACAGCTCCAACGAATACCGACGCCGTGTGGTCACTCTCAAAATCGGCTCGCGCCTGCGTCACGAGTTTGCTGGCATTCCTTCTCCCAGCCGCTTTGCATCAGTGTCTGCCAGCGCTGCGGGCAGGCTGCGCACCACCACCGTGGCCGATGCTGCGCGCTACTACGGCATTCAGCCGCTGTCTGCTGCGGTGTCGTCGGGCGCGCTGGAGCTGTCGGTGGCATCGGTGTACGCCCCCATCGTGCCCACCACGCAGCGCGAAACGGCTCTCAGCCTGGCCAGTGTGGCGGGGGCTGCATTCGGGCTGGATTGCGCAACTGTCGCCGTGAACGAGCCAACCTACAGCCGTGCCACTGGCGCAACCAATTTTGTGTACCGCACGGCGCTGCCCATCAAGCCCGGCACGCTGGTGATTTCTGACGGGTATCTCAGCACAGACAACGGGGCTGGTGTGATGGTCGTCAACGCACCAAATAATGGATACATCGGTACGGTGGATTACGAATCTGGCACGCTGAGCCTGACCGCGCGGAACCCCGGCAACTACCCGCCCATGGCCATCAGCTACGTGCCACAAGCCTACGTGTCGCAGGCGGCGCACACGCACGACATACCCGTCACCCTGGCCACGCGCGGCACGGTGTACGCCGTGCCCCTGTTGCCGCTTCCCGCACCGGGCACGCTGATTGTGGACTTTCGCGCGCTGGGCAAGTGGTACCGCCTGCGCGACAACGGCGCTGGCGAGCTGGTGGGGGGCGATGCGCAGTACGGCACGGGCACGGTGGATTACGTCACCGGCGGCGCCACCATCACCCTGGGGGCTTTGCCCGACGTCGGCAGCAGCGTGCTGCTGTCGTGGGGTAGCCCAACGCACTATCAAATTCTGGCGGCCACGCCAGCGTCCAGCATTGACATTGTGCTGGCGTCTGCGCCCATCAAGCCCGGCACCGTGGTACTGACGTGGATGGATGGCGCCACTGCGCAAACCGCCACCGACAACAGCGCGGGCGCCATCACCGGGCACGCCACCGGCACCATTGAGTACCAGACGGGGGCGCTGCATCTGGTCATGTCAAAGCCGGGCGCGGGGGCCTTCAGCATCGCCTACGACAGCGACACGCCGCCCACAGTCCAAAGCTCGCACGAATTCGGCGGGGCCATTGCCCCGCACAGCGTACTGGTGACTGGCGTCAACCTCACCCTGCCCGATGGCAGTGCCTACACCGGGCTCTCCGTCAGAGACAACGGCCTGGGCGAGCTGCGCGTGGGTGGCCCGGCAGGTGACTACATTGCCCTGGGGCAGTACACCACCGCCTATGCGCAGTCGTTCGGATCTGTGAACTACGACACCGGCGTTGTGACGATGGCCGCTTCCATCCCGCTGCAGCCACTGCGCACCTGGGACGATGTGGCCCACGAGTGGGTTTACGCCTCGGTGGCCAACGCCGTGGCGAGCGCGGCCAGCGCCCAATTCACTGCGCTGCCAACCGCCGCCACGCCCGCAGTGGTGCCCCGCACCCAAACGGCCACGCTGGGCACGGGCGGCACCGGCCTAGCGCTGAAGCTGGGCACGACCACGCCCATCACCATCGTGCCAGGCTCGGTGTTGTTCACGGCGTTCGGCAAGCGGTATATCGACCGCAACGGCACCGTGTACACCGATGTTTCGGCCACCACCGGCTCGGGCACGGCGGTGGGCAGCATCAGCTACGCCACCGGCGAAATCACCCTGAGCGACTACCCGGCCGCCACTGCTGCCAATTTATCAATCATCGCCGCCCTGGGCCGCAAGGGCGACTACACCGCCACCAGCGTGGCATTCCGCACGGCGGGCAGCCCCATTCGCCCGGCCAGTCTGTATGTGCAAGTGACGGCCCTTGATGGCGAGTTGCTGGTGGGGACGGCGGACCAAAGCGGCATCATCACCGGCGGCATGACGGGCGAGGTGGAGCAGACCATGGGCGTGGTCAACGTCGAATTTTCCAAGCCCGTGCTGCCAGGCACGCTGCGCTACAGCGCGGTGGTGCTGAGCAACCTGCCGCTGGATGCGGAGATTCTGGGCCTTGATCCCGTGCGCCTGCCCAGTGATGGCCGTGTGCCCATCTTCCGCCCGGCCGATGTGACGGTGATCCATCACACCGACATTTACAACGCGGGCACGCCCGCAGCGGGCGGCACTATCAACGTGGGGCGCACGGACCTGTCTGCCCTGTGGCTCGAAGACGCGAACAAAAAGAAGCTGGCCGCAGGCATGTACGCCGTAGACCTGGCCGCAGGCACCGCCACCATGGCCGCAGACCTGAGCCTGACGGGCTACGTGCCGCCCATCCTGGCCAAGCACCGCATTGAAGAAATGGGGCTGCTGAGCGATGTGCAGATCAACGGGCAGCTGACGCTGACCGCGCCGCTGCTGCGCAGCTTTCCGGCGGGCAGCCAGCTCAGCAGCGCGCTGCTGTATGGCGACCTGCAGGCCCGCGTCACCAACGTGTTCGACCAGCAGACATGGACGGGCGTGTGGCAAAGCACGCGCATCGGGGATGGCGCCACCGCGCAATACAACGATGTGGACTACCCCATCGAGGTGACGAACGACGGCGCCATCACCGAGCGCTGGCGCTTGAACTTCACCAGCACCACCAGTTTTCAAGTCATCGGCGAAAACCTGGGCGTCATTGGCACTGGCACCACGGGCGCAGACCTTCAGATCGTCAACCCGCTGACCGGCCTGCCTTACTTCACTTTGCGCGCCGCAGGCTTTGGCCTGGGCTGGCCGGTGGGCGGAAACCTGCGCCTGGACACCATCGCCGCCGCCCCGCCCACCTGGCTTGCGCGCTGCGTGCTCCCCGGCGCGGCCCTCACCGGCGACAGCTTTGACGCGCAGCTGCGCGGCGATGTGGACTAACTCAACAAGGACACCAGCACCATGATTTTGCGACTCATCCCCGCGCTGCGCAGCGCCATTGCCGACCTGTGGATTTCGTACTTTGACGCGGGCACTGGCCCCGCCATCATCGAGTTCTACACCGGCGCCATCCCCACGGCCCTGGGCGATGCCCTGACCGACCAAGTGAAGCTGGGCACGCTCACCTGTAGCGACCCTGCTGCGACCCAGACAGCGGGCGTCATTACCTTCGGCGCCATTACCCAAGACAGCGCCGCAGACGCCAGCGGCACCGCCTCATGGGCCTACATCAAAGACAGCGCGGGCGCCATCGTCAACGCGGTGGATGTGACGGACGCCGCTGGCGACGGCCTCATCAAAGTCAACACCACCACCATCGTGGCCGGTGGCCCCATAGCAATTACCTCGCTCACGATCACCGTGGGCGGGGCGTAAGGGAGTCAAGCATGACTGTACGCATTTACTACTCCACCGACTCGGGTGCGCCGGTTTATTCCGGCTCTACGGGTGCGTTGATTGCATTGCTCAAGGCTTGCCTCGTCGATGGCTATGGTGCCAAGGCCGCTGCGGGCTGGACGCAGCCCTTCACCGGCACCGGCCTCGCAGCGTTTCGCCCGGCTGCGGGCAACCGCCATTACCTGTGGGTTGACGACACAAATGCCACTGCGGCCCGCGTGCGGGGGTTCGAGGAGATGACGGACATCAGCACGGGCACCGGGCCATTCCCGACCGATGCGCAGCTGAGTGGCGGTTGCTACAACATCAAGTCCAATACTGCTTCGTCTGCTGCCCGCGGGTGGGTTTTGGCGGCAGACGAAAAGCGGTTTTGGCTTGTCAGTGCACAGGCTGCGGACACCATTGCGGGCTCGGTGGCTGCTGGGTTAGGTATGTTTTTTGGAGACATCCACAGCGCCAAAGCTGGCGATGCGTTCCATACATTGCTGATTGCTGGTTCGGGGTCAACTACCAGCACCGCGCAGCTGGGGGCGCTGGTTGCTGCAATGACCTCCAGCGTGCCGGGGCATTACATGGCCAGGGGCTATACCCAAGAGGGCACCTCTGTAACGATAGGGAAACACTCCGACCAGGTAAAAAACAGTGCCAGCACTACCATTGGCGCAGGCGGCGGCGGGTACCCGGACGCCGTGACCGGCGGCATAGGCATTGCGCCTGTTTTTGTGCATGAAAATATCAGTACGGTTACGCGCGGCGTTGTGCCTGGCGCGTGGTGCCCGACGCACACCTTGCCCGCAAGTCCGGGTGATACTTTCCAGGGAAGCGGGGCGCTAGCAGGCAAAGAATTCTTGCTTGTCGATGTGTCGGCGGCGGGTGCGCGTGGCCGCATGGCGCTTGAAATCAGCGACACCTGGGGTTGACCATGGCAAACCTTGGTGCAATCGGTGTGGGCGTTGATTTTGGCGCGGTGTTTTGCCTTTACGACGTCGCGGCAGGCTGGAATATCACCACCAACCCCATCCGCTGCTACGAAATCAACGGCGCTTATCGCGCGCTGCCCAAGCGCGAAAACTGGAGGATCGTGAGCGGCATCGTGACCGATGCTACCAGCAACCCGGCGGCCCGCGAGGTGCGCGCAATCGACCGCGCCACGGGCGCCATTTTGGGCACGACGACCAGCGACGCAGGCACCGGGGCCTATGCCATCGCCGTGCCGGTGGCCAGCGAGGTGCAAGTGGTGTTTCTCGACAACGCTGCGGGTGATGTCGAGAACGACCTCATTCTGCGGACCTTGCCCGTATGAGCTACACGCGCCCGCTCGGTAACGCAGCCAACGCGCAGTTCGGCGGGGCCTACACGCGCCCCGCTGGCAATGCGGCTGACGCGAGCTTTCAGACGGTGCCCACGGGCACTGTCGGCACAGGCGCTGGCACGCTCACATTCACAGGCGCCGCCACCGCTGCCCACGGTATCACTGGTACAGCAGCCGGTGTGCTGGCCTTTACCGGCGAAGGCGCTGGCGAGCACATCAACCCCAGCGTAGAGGGGGTGGGCGCTGGCACGCTGCCATTCACCGGGGCCGCCACCGCCGCCCACGGCATCGCAGGCGCCGCAGCCGGTGCGCTCGCCTTCACCGGATCAGCCGCCGCTGCCCACGGCATTTCCGCCACGGGCGCGGGCGCCATCGGCTTCACGGGCGCCTGCGTGGCCTTGCACCTGCGCTACGAAGTGCGGGGCGAGGTGCGCATGGGTGGCATTCTGGTAAACCGGCGCGTGCGCTGCTACAAGCGCAGCACGGGCGAGCTGACGGGCCAGGCCGACACCGCAGCGGGCCTGTACCGCGTGCACGCAGGCTTTGACGACGCCGAGGTTTACACCCTTGCCATCCACATGGACGAAGCGGCTACGGACTGGATACCACCCACGGCAAACCGTCTGGTGCCCGTGCTTGCGGATGACACAGCATGAGCGCCCAACCCGCCACCGCCGCCATCCTGACCTACGGCCCGCAGGGCACGCAGCAGGCCGCCACGGCTGTGCTGCTGTCATACAGCCCGCCGCCCGCCGCTGCCCGGCGCGTGGTGGCCACGTTCGGCGCCCCGTGGGGGCAGGCGGCTCCGCAGGCCGTGGAAACGCGCGCCGCAGCCAACCACCCCGACCCGCTCGACACCGCCGCCCGCGCCCCCTGGGGCGAAGGCGCACCGGAGCACCGCGAGGCGCGCACCGCCTGGGCGCCGCCCAGCACCATGGACCGAGAGCGCAGCGCCCCCTGGCAGCAGTTCGCCCGCCGCCTGCAACCGCAAAGCGCCCAGCCCTGGGGCGTGGCCCGCCAGCAAGACGCCGCCGCCCGCGCCCCCTGGGGTCAGTTCGCGGGCCGCCCGGCGTTGTCTGCCGTGGCCGTGTGGGTGCGCGCGCGGGTGTCAGACCCGCAAGCCACCGCCCCCTGGGGCGAGTACGCCAGCCGCCCCGTGCTGCTGGTGCGCCCCGTGTGGGCCATGCCCCGCCACGCCGATGCCGAGCGCTGGATTCCGTGGACGCGCTACAGCCGCCCGCTCGATGCGGGCTGGGGCGTTGTCACCCCACCCGGCGGCCCACCGATTGACGAACACGGAACCGTGCTGGTGCCCGTGCGAAGGGTTTACATGACCACCAACAACCTCACCCTGACCCGCGTGTCAGACGGCGCCACCATCCCCGCCTACAGCTTCGGCATGAGCCTGGACGCCGATTCGTGGACATGGAGCTGGCAGGCCACGCTGCACGCTACTGCGCTGCCCCTCATCCAGCCCGGCCCCGGCGGCGACCCGGTGGAAGTGCTGGCCACCGTCAACGGAACGCCTTACCGCCTGTGCGTGGAGCAATACGGCCGCCAGCGCGAATTTGCCAGCACCCGCATCAGCGTGCGCGGGCGGGGCAGGGCGGCCATCCTCGACGCGCCCTACGCACCCACGCTGAATCATGGCAACACGGCAAGCCGCACCGCGCAGCAGCTCATGGCAGACGTGCTGACGATCAACGGCGTGGGCATTGGCTGGGATGTGGACTTTGCCCTGACTGACTGGCTGGTGCCCGGCAACGTGTGGGCGCACCAGGGCAGCTACATCAGCGCCATCCTGGAGATTGCCGCCGCTGCCGGGGGCTACGTGCAACCGCACGACGCCCTGCAAACCCTGCGCGTGCTGCCACGCTACCCGGCCGCGCCGTGGCAGTGGCACACCCTCACGCCAGACTTTGAGCTGCCCAGCGCCGTCGTGAGCGTAGAGGGCACCGAGTGGCAGCGCAAGGCCGCATACAACCGCGTGCACGTCAGCGGCACCACGGCCGGCGTGCTGGGCGAAGTCACCCGGGGCGGCACAGCGGGCAACACCGTGGCGCCCATGGTCACCGACGCCCTCATTACCCATGCCGACGCCGCCCGCCAGCGCGGCCTGGCCGTGCTGAGCGACACCGGCACCCAGGCCCATATCAGCCTGCGCCTGCCGGTGCTGGAAGAAACGGGCGTCATCCCGCCCGGCGCGCTGGTGCGCTATGTAGACGGCGCCACCACCCACCTGGGCCTGGTGCGCGCCACCAGCCTGGAGTGGAGCGCACCCAAGCTGCGCCAGACCCTGGCCGTTGAAACCCACCCCGCATAAAGGCCGCGCCATGAGCACCCGCAACGTCTACAGGCAGTTTTTGGACTTGATGCCCCAGCGCCCCCTGCAGGTGGCCACCGTCACCGCCACCAGCGGCGACGCCAGCACCGTCACCCTGCCCGGCGGGGGTGTGCTGCAGGTGCGCGGCGCCGCCACGGTGGGCGCGCAGGTGTTTGTGCGCGATGGCGTGATAGAGGCCGCGGCGCCCGCGCTGGGCATTGTGCAGATCGAGATTGCATAAAAACAGAGAGAGGGACCGCATGATCCAGGACGACTACGGCAACCTTGTGGACGGCGCCACCGTCACAACGCTCACGCAGCGGCTCGACCAGGGCGACCAGCGCATGACGCGCATCGAGGGCAGCATCAGCGAAAACACCCAGCTCACCCAGCAGCTGGCCACCAGCACCGCCGAAATCGTGGAGTTTTTCGCGGCCATGAAGGGGGCGCTGAAGGTGCTGAACTGGATCGGCAAGCTCGCCCGGCCCCTGGCCGCCATCGCCACCCTGGCCGCGTCGGTGGCCGGGCTGTGGGCGGTCATGAGGGGCCACAAGTGAAAGACGCCATCAAGCGCCGCCTGCTGCAGGCCGCCCTGGCCATCGCCACGGGCGCGGCGGGCGTTGCCACCTACCAGGCCCAGCAGCCCAGCCCCGAAGTGCTGCTGGCCATGGAGCTTGGCAGCCACTTTGAGAGCAGCGGCAGGCACATCGGAACGCCTTACGTGGACAAGCTGGGCAAGGGCCAGCCCCTCACGGTGTGCAACGGCGTCACCGGCGACGGGGTGGTGGCCGGGCGCACCTACACGCCCGACGACTGCAAGCGGCTGGAGCTGCCGCGCTACATCGCCGCAGAGCGCGAAGCCCGCGCCCTGTTCACCCACTGGCCCAGCTACAACCCGTGGGTGCGCGCCAGCATCATCGACATGATCTACAACCTGGGCGCCCCCGCCCTGCAGGGCAGCACCCTGCAGCGCCTGGCCAACGCGGGCGACCTTGCGGGCGCCTGCCAGCAGATGCCCCGCTGGGTGCGCGGCACCGTCAACGGGCAAAAGGTGGCCCTGCCCGGCCTGGTAGACCGACGGGCCACCACGCAAGAGCTCTGCGCCGAATGGGGCCGCACCGGCCACTTCAGCGCCCACATTCTGGAGGCCAAAAAATGAACCCGATCGTGATAGCCATGTGGCTGAACTGGTGGAGGGCGTGGCGATGATCCCCGGCCTCTCTACCCATCTGATTGCGGCCGGCGCCGCCCTGGCCATCGGCGCATCCGGCGCGTGGTGGGTGCAGGCCCAGCGCTACGGGCTCGAAATCGAGCAAATCAAACACCAGCAGACCACCGCAGACCTGGCGACAACTACCCAGGCCGTGCAAGACATGGCCGGATTTCAGAAAGGACTGAACGATGCGCTCACCAGCTTTCAAACCGCCCAGCAGAAAAACACCCAGGCCCAGCAAGACCTGGGCCGCCTGCTGCTTGACCTGCGCGGCACTACTGCAGGGCTGCGCAGCGACTTCGCCGGGCTCCCCCAGCGCATCGCCACCGCTGCCCAGCCCGCCCTTGCTGAGTACGCCAGCGCCTGCACAGCCGTATTCCAAGAGCTGGCAGATCGAGGTGGACGAATGGCGGAGCGCGGTGCAGAACTCGCGCGCCAGGCTGATGGCCACGCCGCTGATGCGGGACTGATGCGCCAGGCGTGGCCGGTGACGTCGGCAGAACCGGCCCGATGATGCCCCGCCCCGAAGCCCCCCAGCGCAGCCGCCCCAGCGCAAAGCAGCGAGCAGACCGCCAGCGCCGTGACCGGCGCGAGTTGGAGCGGGAGCTGCGGGAGAGGGCGCAGCAGCATGCCGAGCCCAGGCGGGATGATGGGCCGCTGCCGAGGATTGACTGAGGCCGGTTGGCCTCGTGAGAAAATGGCGGTATTGTTGCGCTCAAGATTAACGCCAGCGCAAACCTCCCCCGCAATTTGCCCCCACTTTTAGCGGCAAACGCCCATTCTGCGCGGCTCCCCGACCCCGGCTCGGGGCACCACCATTACGATTCAATCATGTCAAACTACAACGCTCCCTTCGAAATCCATGTCCATGGCCAGGTGCTGTTGCGGGCCGATGCCGGATATGACCAGTTGCAGGAAGCACTCAAGCCCCTCTGGAAGTACGCTGGCGCCCGTTCGCTGGCCGATGGCGCAGCCAGCGCTTACGAGGAAGAGCCGGGCATCCAGTTCGATGCCAAGGGCCACATGTTGCAGATGTGCTGGACGGTGCGGGGCGATGAGGATTTCCGCCAGTCGCTCGACGAGATGTGCATGAGCCTGAACGACCTGGCCGAGCAGGGCGCGGCCATCGAGGTCACCTTCTACGACGTGGAGTTCGACGAGGACGAGGCCGACGAAAGTGCGGAGTCGCGCGACGACTTCGTCATGCTGTTTGTCGGACCGACACCGGCCGCCATCATGCAGGTGCAGCGCGACCTGCTGGTGCAGGACGTGGTGAACATGATGGAGCGCCATTTCGACGGCTCCGAACTCGGCGGCGTGGTGGCCGAGATCGACAAGCTGTTCAGCCAGCGGTTTGATGCCCTGGTGAACTCGCTGGAGATCGGCAAGCCCCCGCGGGGCCCGGGTGGGTCTGGCAGCGGTGGCCATGGCAGCGGCGGCCGCCGTCCACGGCATCTCCACTGAGGCGCTTCTCACGGCCCGGCGCCCGTCGCTGTGCCCGGTGATTACCATGCCCGCCGAACTGACCTACCTGGGTGCGTACCCGGCCACCTTGCAGGAGCAGGTGCTTGGCTTGTTGCGTGAAGACCGTCGCGCGCTTGCGCCGTTGTTGCAGCGCAGATACCCGCAAGCCCATGGCGTGCGCACCGACAAGGCGCTCTACCACTACGCCCAGGAGATCAAGAACCGCCACCTGCGCAATGCGGATGCGGTGAACAAGGTCGTGTTCGACAGCAAGATCCATGTGGTGCGCCATGCGCTGGGCCTGCACACATCCATCTCGCGCGTGCAGGGCAACCGGCTGACTGCCAAGCACGAGATCCGTGTCGCCGCGATGTTCAAGCAGGTGCCTGACGAGTTCCTGCGCATGATCGTCGTGCACGAGCTGGCCCACCTGCGGGAGAAGCAGCACAACAAGGCCTTCTACCAGCTGTGCGAGCACATGGAGCCGCGCTACCACCAGCTGGAGCTCGATGTGCGGCTGTACCTCACCCATGTGGAACTCGGCGGGGAGCGGCTGTGGGCCGCTGATTCGGCGTAGTTTGCTCTGTTGTTGATAGCTGTTGACGCTTGTCAGCAAAGCGCTGGCGCCATTTTTACCTGACAGGATCAGCGCTCCGACCCACTGGCACATCCACCGTGGCGCAGCACTCTGCAGGGAGCTGCAGCCAGCGCGTGGCGGCGTTTTGCAGGGGCTCCAGGGCGCCCGTGGTGAGCAGGGTGATGGCCGGGGCCGGTGTGCCGTTTTCGGGCGCCAGCGTGCCCGCCGCCTGCAGCAGGCGCCGTGTTTGCCGTGCCACGGGTTCGCCGGTATCCATCAAGCGGATGTGGGGGCCGAGCAGGCTGCGCAATTCGTCTTGCACAAACACGTAGTGCGTGCAGCCCAGCACCAGCGTGTC